GTCGAGGAAGCGGCAAAAAACTAGAGGGGCGACCTGTGATGCTGTTCCTGCACAGGCTCGCCCTCAAGCTCGGCATATGGGACGTGCCCGCCCTGGCTGCCGCCATGCCCGTCGACGTTCTGTACGGCTGGATGGGGTACTACCAGCTTGAGCCGTGGGGCGACGAATGGCTGCGGAGCGCCGTCAGCTTCGCCCAGTTTCAAAACGCACACCGCGGCAAGAACAAGAAGGCGTCCAAGCCGGAAGACTTCATGCCGGTCGACAAGCGACAGCAGACGCCCGAGCAGATGCTGGCTGTGCTTCAGAGCATCCCGAGGTGACGCATGGCTAAAGGCAATTTCGGACGCGTCAACGTCAGCATTACCGCAAGCACTGGCGGGCTGACTTCGGGGCTTGCTACTGCTGGAAAGCAGCTGGCAGGGTTTCGCTCTTCGGTGGCTGGTTCGTCGTCGATGATGTCTGCGTTTAACGCTGGCGTGGACAAAGCCGGCGTTTTGCTGCCAGACGTCGGCGGTCTGATTGGAGGCATCGCGGCAGCCATGCTCGGGCTTTCTCGTGGTGCATCTATCGCCACGTTTGGCGTCCGCGTCCTGACTGCTGCCATAAAGTCTTTGCTGTTGCCGCTCGGGTTGGTGGCCTTAGTCACGGCACCGTTCATGGCTTTTTCCAATGCGGCAGAATCACTCGATGCGGCGAGCAAGTCGGCGTCCCGTCTGGGCATTTCGGTTAGCACGTTCCAGACGTTGTCTCAGGTCGCAGACGAAGCCGGCGTCAGCGTTGAGCAGATGACCGGCATGATGACCAGGCTGGGCATTCGCGTTACAGAGGCGAGCCGCGGCAACAAGGCGGCGCAGGACTCGCTTTCTCGGCTTGGGCTGACGTTTGCCCAACTGCAAGCCCAAAGCCCGCAGCGGCAGTTTGAAATGATTGCTCAGCGGATCATGGCACTGCCAACTGCCGCGCAGCGATCCGCTGCTGCCGTTGCCATTTTCGGAAAGTCCGGCGCGCAAGCCATGGGGCTGATTGCTGCGGCAACGACTGGTGCGATTTCCGAAGTAGAAAAGCTGCGGGACAGGTTGGGCGCAAACATGACCGACCAGCAGACGGCTGGCATTGAGATCATGAACGACGCCCTGTCGCGTCTCTCATTGCCGCTCGAAGGCTTCATCAATCAGTTCGTCGCTGGGCTCGCGCCAGCCATCACCACCGTCTCGCGTCTTTTCGTGCAGTTCTTAGCAGAAAACACTTCAGGGTTTAACGTCGCAAAGGCTATGGCCGACGGGCTGGTGTTCAGCCTGCGTATGGTCGTCGGTGCGGCGACGTTGCTGACCGGCGTTTTTCAAGTGTTCATGGCGCTGGGCTCGAGGATCGGGCAAATCTTCAACGAAGCCTTTGCGATCATCCTGCGTGGCGTCGCCCGCGTGATGAAGTCCATGGCCACGCTGGCAGAGGCTGCGGGCTTTGAGGGGCTCGCCGCGAGTCTTGCCGAGGGAAGCCAGGGAGCCCGCGAGCTTGCCGCCGGTGCCGCAAACATGGGTCGCATGTACGGCGAGCAGGCTGGTCAGACGTTCGCCCAGGCTGCCGAGAACATGGGCAACCCATTCGGTGCGTTTGACTCTGAGTTTGCGAACGCTCAGCGCGAGGCGGCGGCCACCGTAGCGAAAGACATCGCACAGACCGGGCCCACTGCAGCCAAGGCAGTCTCCGATGCAGTCAAGGTTTCCATGCAGGAGCTTAAAGCCTTGGTGGCCGGCACGTCCGGCGGCGAGTCGTTTCGCAACTCCATCCTGCGCGGATCCGACCCGCGGCTCTCTGACGACGCCCCAGCAAAGAAAACTGCAGACAACACTGAGCGGACGGCCGACGGCGTCGAAGACCTGCCGGACGCCTTGGCGGCGTCCCTCGGCCAGCAGTTCGGCCTGGCCTCACTTATGGCGTGACCAATGGCAATCACAGACGTAGTCATTCTGTACGAGGACGCGGTCGAAGAGGCGAAGGCCGACAAGGGCAAAGTGCGCCGGTCCGGCCAGCGAGTCTTGCTCGCGAAGACGGATACCAAGAACCCAAGCTTTACCGACGTTGCCGAAAGCACGGCCGCGTGGCCCGGCCTGGGCAACGAAAAGATTCCACAGATCAACGATGAATTTCTGTTCGGGGCGTACAAGCTTTACGTGGCCAGCCGTCGGTTTTCTTGGTTTAAGGGAACGGAGCGCGGCGTACAGATCGACGTGCGGTACGAAGGCGTTGACGAAGAAGCAAACCAAGAGGACCAGCCAGGCGAGGAGCCCAGCACTTGGAAGCGTATCTCAATTAGTTCCTCACAGGTGACAGTCCCGGCGAACGAGTCGCGCGACGTGGAAGGCATCAACCCGAAGCCCATCACGAACTCCGCGGGCGACCCGGTCGACGGGCTCGAGGAAGAGACCGCCATTGCGGTCATGAAGTACACGAACAGCTACGCCCTGGACCCGAACCTGCCGGGCTTCTATGACTGGCTGAACACCGTAAACCAGAGTCCGTTCCTTGGGGCCGCCAAGAACACGCTACGGATGACCGGGTTCACGGCGGACTTTGACGACGCGACGCAGCTGTGGAGCGTCACGGTCGAGTTGACCTACAACCCGAAACAGTGGCGGATCGGCTACTACGACGCTGGCTTCAACGAACTGGTGAGCGGCGAGCGTGTCGTCATCAAGGACAAGGCCGGCAACCCAGTCTCCAGCCCGGTGCCGCTCGACAACACAGGACAGGCTAAACCTGTCGGGCAGGAACCGGACCTGCTCTACGTCTACCCGTACGAACAGAAGAACTTTTCAAACCTACTTGCGGACTTGAGGATCTAGCATGGCCAACGAAATCAAAGTTTCCGTCTCGCTCAACCTGTCGAATGGCAACCTTGAGGAGCGATTCTCGGAGTCGAAGCAGATCGACCAGGCGAAGGGGCTGACCGTCGGCGGCGTCGTCGAGGTTGGAACTGCTGTGACGACGCTTTCGCTCGGGGCTGTGACAACAGCCGGCTACGCGGCATTCCGGCACATCGCGACGGCGACGGCCGGCACGCAGTACGTACGCATCGGGCACTACGACGGCACAACCCTGCAGGGCTTTGCCAGGCTGCAGCGGAACGATGTCGCGGGCCCGCTGCGGCTCGACAAGAGCATCACGATCGGGCTGGCTGGCGTGACCGCTGCCAGCCATACGGCGGCGCAGCCGGTGCAGTACGTCATCTTGAGCGAGTAGCCCTATGGCGTCGATCTACGGCTTTTCCAGTGACGACGCCAAACGCATCGGGGCTGCGGTCCGTGCGATTGAAGGCAACAAGATCAACCGGTCAGCCGGCGGCCAGGAATTTGCCGGACCGAACCCTGGCGTGCGAATGATGCTTGCCAAAAGGTCTACGGGTAATTGGGCAAAGGGCTCTTCCGCTGTCGTGACTGCATACGGTGGGGCACACGTAGCAACTGAGAACGTCGGCACGATGGTTGCGTGGAATTACTTCGTATCCATCGGCACGGCCACGACCGCTCAGTGGGTCGGCTTATCAAATAACGGTTTCGGCTGGGTAGTGATTGCCGCAGAGTGCTAGGAGTCGGCTCATGCTGGGAGCGCCTTGCAGCCCTTGCTGCTCTGATGGGTGCGATTGCAACTCAACTGGCAGTGCGCCGGCGATTGCTTCTGACCAAGCTCGCGGGCTTGTCTGGCTGGAGTTCTCCAGCTGCATCGGCAGCGGAGCAGCTGGCACAGTCGATGCCCCAGAGGCAGCAGCGCCGTGCGATTACGAGGGTATGGCTGGGGCTATCACTGGCGTGACATTAACCAATGCAGGAAGCGGGTACGCCCGCCTTGGCCGCGTCGAGCCGACAATCAGCGCAAGCGTCTCTGGTGGCACCGGCGCGACGTTTTCGGTAACGCTGTCTGAAGAGTCTGAAAACCTTGGGAGCGGGTGCATGCCCGCGCCCTACTGGACTGTGGCCAGCGTCAGCGTCACGGCTGGCGGCAGCGGCTATTCCGACGGTGCTGCGGTGACGTTCTCGGCAGCGAGCGGAGACACAACCGTGCACGCCGCTGCTGGCCGAGCGTATGTAGAAATTGACGAACCGACAGACGAAACTTTCGACATTGATTCAAGCGGCACAGGCGCTGTCCTGGCGGCGGTATGGTCAGCGCTAACGGAAGACGATTGGGCTGATGTGCGGACGCCAAACCCGTGCCCGGCACCAGAGAAAAAAACGTATGCACTGTCCAGCGTGACTGTGACCAACGGCGGCAGCGGCTACGCGCAATATGACCGCATCTATATCTCATTTCCAACAACCGCCGACGGCGGCGTTGTGGACCAGGCGTACATCGACGTAGAGAGTGTGGACGGCAACGGTGCCATTCAGTCTGTGTTCGTCTCGCCGGACGACGGCAACTACGTTGAGGGGCCAGGCGGCATCTACATCGGCTCGCTTACCGATGAACTGGCCGACGTTGTCGTTAACTCGTGCGTCTCTAACGGGGCTGGCAAATACTTCCGCGAGGATGCCGCCGAACCGCCATACGTCGCCAGTGTTACAGTTACGGTCAACCAAGAGGATCCCAGCACCGGCAGCGGAGCCGCGATCTCTGCAACGGTCGAGGACGACACAGCTGATGCAGACTTTGGAAAGGTCGTGTCGCTGACGCTCGACAACGGTGGGGCAGGGTATCTGAGCGCACCTTCGGCGTGCGTTCTGCCGGATAAACTGTACGTCGAGTGGAACGGCAACTCTTTTGAGGTGCCGATCCGAACCGGCTTGAATAATCTCGCGGTCTGCGACAGCGGCTACCCAGCAGACGGCATCAACTGCCGAAAAAATGGCTTGCCTTACGCAGAGTCGCAGATATTCGGCATTGGCACCACGCAGGGGTCGCGTGCGACCGGGCAGGTTACTGGCGTTTCGTGCAAGTGCGGCGGCAAGCTGCACCTCAACCTAACGTTAACTTTTGATTGCGGGGAATGCGTCGGGGTGTTGGCGCTCGGGCCTGGCACTCCGTTTCCGTACGAATGGCAGGGGTCAGACAGAGCAAACTTCTCTCGCACGCGGTACGCCTGCGCGAGGTTTGATGTCGATGAGGACGGATGTCCTGTCGGCGATGCTTTGCTGCTGTCGTGGACAACAGATCCGGTATCGGACGGCAGTCCATGCACCACATTCTTTGGTCCGCTCGGCAACAACCCGGCAAACATAAACGACGTCGTCAACGTGGAAACCTATGAGCGTTCGCCTGACGATTGTCCATGCGATGACGCCTGCGACGAGGCTTTTTCGCCCACGATAAGCCTGATGCCATGATCGTTGGACACCGCCGCCAACTCGAGGCGATTTGCCGCCAGCGAGGCTATGCCCTGGCCGACGTCATGCCGTGTGTCGTTGAGCAGAAGGGCGACACTTGGACGATTGACGAAACGCATGCGGCGTACCCAAAACGCCGTAGATCAGCGCCGAAAGCTGTGCCCCAATGTGCCGCCGGCTCGCACCTGTCAAAGCTGCTTCGCCGGGTCGGTATCGACTACTCGCCCGGCTGCAAGTGCCGGGACATGGCGGCAAAAATGGACGCCAACGGCTGTGACTGGTGTGAGTCTCCAGAAGGCATGGCCAAGATTTTGGACGCCATGCGCACTGAGGCTGCAAAGCGTGGCCTGCCGTTCCTTGACGCTGTTGGCAGATTGTTAGTTCGTCGTGCGATCAGCAACGCAAGAAAGGAATCGAAGCGTGCCCAAGCCGAAGGCAAAGCCGCAGTTTGACGACGCGCCGCTGGCCGACGACGACGAAGAGGGCGCATGCCCGATTCCCGATGAGCACGGCGAGGTTGTGCTGCATCGCAAATCCACGAAGGAGGGAACCAAGCGTGGCAAAAGCAAAACCGGCACCGGCAAAAAGCCTTCTCGATGACGTGCTTCTGCGGGCACAAGGCCGCAAGCCGGGGTTCAAGTCGTGGGTCGAGCGGCTGCCCGCGGAAGCTCAGGCCGAACTAGAGCAAGTGCGTCAGGCGTTCGACAACAACGTGCATCAGAAGAATGCGTACGCCGACAGCATTATGGAATGCTGCCGAGAGCGTGGATGGGCGACCTGCGGACGGCAAGGAGTGATAGATTGGCTAAACAAACGCTAGCCGACCAGGTGCTTGAGCACGTCGCGTCCGCGGAGCAGCTTGCGTCCGACGCAGAGCTTGCACGGCTGCGGGCTGAACTGGCTTCATACCGCAACCGGTACAAGGCCGCCTTGGCCCAGATCGACCGCGAGCGGGAGCGGGCAGACGCCATCGGCTCGTTGCAAGGCGTACGGCCGGTCGCCTTGACCAAAAGCGGCAAGGCCCGCAAACGCACGAAGCACGACGCTACCGCGATCCTAATGCTGTCCGACGTGCACTGCGAGGAACGCGTGCTACCCGAGACGGTCAACGGCGAGAACGACTATTCGCTGGAGGTCTGCCAGCTGCGGATGGCGGAACTAGAGGAGCGGTTTCTGGAGTGCCTCGAGCACGAGCGGAATCAGGCAGACATTCGCCGCGTGCTCGTCTGGCTGGGGGGCGACTTCATCACCGGGCACATCCACCCCGACTGTGCCGAGGTCGCCCAGCTGAGCCCCATGAACGCTACGCGGTGGATCGCCGAGCGGCTGCGTGGGCTCATCGACAGCGTCGCGAAGCACGCCGACCAGGTCATCGTCTGCACGAACGCCGGGAACCACGGACGCAGCACGGAGAAGAACCGCATCGCCACGGAGCTAGACCACTCGTGGGAGCAGCTGATGTACTTCACGCTGGCCCGCGAAGAGAAGAATGCGAACGTCTCGTGGCAGATCGCCGAGGGGCACTTGGGGTACGTGGACCTCGACGGGTTCCTGGTACGTACTACGCACGGTCACTCAATCCGATTCGCTGGTGGTGTCTACGGTCTCGCGCTGCCGGCGAGCAAGGCGATTGCCCGGTGGGACGCAGGGCGAAAGGCGCATCTGACGATCTTCGGCCATTACCACTCGTGGGGCTGGCTGCGTGGCGCACGCTACGTCGCCAACGGCAGCGTCATTGGACACTCGCCATACGCTGAACGAGTCGCGTCACCCGAGCGGCCATGCCAAGGCATGGCGATCATCGACCACGGCCGGCACGAGGTAACGCGAGCGTATCCACTTTTCTGCGACCGAGACCTAAGGGGGACACATGACGACAACGCTGGAAGAACAAAACGCGAGCCTGCGAAACGCCGTGCTGGAACGGCTCAACGGAACGCCCGCTGAAAGCTGCTGTGAGGGCGGCGCGTGCCATGTGCCGCCAGCTAGGGCGAGCGAGAGCGTGGCGACCCGGACGCTGCAGCGAGCCGTGGACACTGTGAGAGACAGGCACACGAAGTACGGGCCACCCACCAGACACTTTGCCCGCACTGCCGCGATGGTCAACGCGGCTTTCGGTACGGGCTTCACGGCCGCCGACTGGGCTCTCGTGATGGTGCTCGACAAGGTGGCCCGGCAGATGGGACCGGAAGCTACCGACGACGCCGCCATCGACATTGCCGGGTACGCGGCCTGCCATGAGGAATGCCGCCGTGGTTCGTGATGAAGTGCCGCCGCTCACCGCCGACGACCTGGCCCACATGGAGCACCGGGCACGGCGTTTCAGCGGCGCGTACACCGGCACCGCAGGAACCTTGGCGGGCGACGTGATACGCCTTCTCCGCGAGCGGCTGCGGCTCCTCGAGGAGATCGCACTGCTACGGGCACGACTTGAACAATAGGCTCCGTGCGTCACCTTTCCGCCGAGCCCGCGCCGCCCTAGC